CGCCAACGACGAACTAGAATGCTAGCTCGACGCTTCGTGTACGAACTGACGGAGAAAGGTCTCTCATTACTGAGAGGATCCTCTACACCGCATCTGCGAGGTTTATCATTCCCCATAAGAGGGGATGGAACGGAATGTGCTTCTGCGAAAAATCGCATCAGCATCTTCCAACCATCTATTTCCTCTTTTACATGGAGTGACTTAACGTCCCAAACATACCATTGGAGCTTTTGTAAGCCCCTATGTATGCGCGAGCGTTTAGGTCGGTAGACCTCCGGTACTTCGAACAACGCTGGACAAGAAAGATTCATGTCCAGTGTCGGAATAGACCCATATAACAGGGTCAGTTCCCTTACGATTAACTCGTAAGTGTTGTAGTAAACTCTTAACCACATTGAATTAGCGTAAGCTATCCAAGATGAGTAAGAGTCAGGGCAACGGTACGATGTCCAGACTGTGCGAAAACGCACAGGAGTGACGTCATGACCTTTATAGGCATCGACGCCACAGGATTCTCTAAAGAATCCACTGCGACAACTCTTGTCTCGGTTTACAAGTAAACCAAAAGACTCGAGTATACGGATTGCATTCTCGGCTTGCGCCGTGGGTACAATCACATCGTCTCCATACACGAGAACGCTCTCTCGAGCGTCTGCATCAGGCATACCAGCAGTCAGTAAGGCCCAACAAGTGAGCGCCAATATGGGAAAGCACAAAGCTGACCCCATTGGTGCAAACTTGCGAAGCTCTAAATACTGACCACTCGGTAGTGTCGTCCCGAGACTCCTGCAATTCAATAGAGCTCCCAAAAGGGGCTCAGGGAATAGCAGGCGAACTAGATCAACGCTTATGCGATCGCTAGCCTCATTGAGGTCTAGGGTCGCATATCCTCCATACTTGGACCCGAGAAGGGCACCAAGTTGGTTAGGACGTTGATCTGTGAAGTGGACGTTGTACTTTGTTAGAGTACAGCGCTCCACGTGACGGACTATCGCACTACCTAGCCCCTGTTGGATCCATTGGAAGTCCAATGGTTCGCAGGAGATAAGTCGTGGACCTCGTGAGTCTTTAGGCACAAGTAAAACCTTGGCTGAGGACTCACCGAGCTCGAGGCGTTGAATCGCCGCAAGCTCATCACAAACATGGCTTAACGATACATAAAAATATGTATCGAGAGGATATGTTTGGATGATACGTGGACTAATCTTAGTCCAAGTGTACTTGCCAGAGAGCCGCTCCCCTGTGGAAACGGCTCCAGGCCCGTGCCTTGGATAGATGTCCATGTGATCGAACGACTGGAATACTCTTGACAAG